TGCGATCAAGTACCTGACCCGCTGGCGCGACAAGGGTGGGATCGCGGACCTTGAAAAGGCGAAGCACTTCATCGAACTGTTGATCGAACTGGAGAAGAAAAGTGAAACCCCAACTCGAAAAGCAGATTGAGCGCAACGTGTGCGACTACGCCCACGACGCCGGGATGCTGGTCTACAAGTTCACCAGCCCCGCACGCGCCGCGGTCCCCGATCGCATGTTCGTGACCCCCAAGGGCACGGTGTTCTTCTGCGAGTTCAAGCGCGAGGGGGTCAAGCCCACGCCGCAGCAGACCCGAGAGCACGACAGGCTCAGGGGTCACAAGGTCGCGGTGTTCGTGGTGGACTCGGTGGACGCTGGCCGACTCGTCGTGAACCTGATGCGGGATCAGTGATGTTGACCCCGGACATGCTCCACGACTACCAGAAGCGTGCCGTCAATTTCCAGTGCTCCAGTCCGACCACGATGCTCTGGCTCGACATGGGCCTGGGCAAGACCCCGATCACCCTGACCAGCATCGCGCACCTGTTGGCCTGCAACTTCCTGCGCGGTGTGGTCATCGTAGCCCCGATCCGGGTTATCCGACTGGTCTGGAGACAGGAGGCCCTCAAGTGGTCCCACACCAGGCACCTGACGTTCTCGATGCTCACGGGTACCCGGGACCAGAGGACCCGGGCGCTACTGAGGCCGGCCAATATCTACTTGGTGAACTATGAGAACCTGGGTTGGCTCGCAGAGGTTTTGCAAACCTACTTCATCAGCAAGCAGCGCCCCCTGCCTTTCGATGGTGTGGTGTGGGACGAAATCAGCAAGTGTTTTGTAGCCGGAACACCCATCACCACTGAAAATTCTGCTATTGCTATTGACAAGTTGAAAATTGGCGATATTGTGATGACTCACCTCGGGTTGCGGAGAGTCACTGATGTGATGACGAGTCGTGTCAGCCGTCTTGTGTCGGTGGTTTTGTCGAATGGGCAAGTTGTCCAATGCACCGAGGATCATCCTTTTCTGCTCAACGGTGAGTGGGTTGGAGCCGGTAGTTTGAAAAAGGGGGACTTGTTATATGGAGCACCACATTCGTCGGTTCGGTCAGGGGGCATGTGCGATATGCGGGACCGTTCACTGGAAGCGAAAAGAGGAACAGACTACATGTTCGAAAGCGTGCTCAACGAGGCTGAAGATGCGAGATCCTTGGATCAAGGAAAGGATCACCACCGGGGGAATCAAGGCTCTCCAGAAACACCGAGATATTCACGGCGTGTGGAACAAGGGTGTGCCCTGGCCGGACGACATAAGGGCGAGGATGAGCGAGTCCCACAGGAGGGGGGATCATCGACACCTGACTGGTGGGAACGGCACGGGTGGATCGTGGGCGGAGAATCTGCTGAGAACTGTCTTACCGGATCACTTCGTTCAGGAGTTCGTGTTCAAGATGCCGTACCAGCCCCTCGGGTACCCGACGCACTACAAGATCGACTTCGCGGACCCGGTGAACAAAATCGCAATCGAGGTTCAGGGGGCCTCACACATGGCGATCTCGGTGAAACAAAAGGACTCGAAGAAGCGGGAGTTCTTGGAAAGATTCGGGTGGAAGGTGTTGTACATCACGCGAAGAAGCGGAAACCTACTTCGCCGGTGGAGTCTTAGTTCATAACTGTAAGAACAGCACCACGGAACGAGTGAAAGCGACCCGCAAGATCCTGCCTCACTTCAAGTGGGCCACGGGGCTCACGGGCACCCCGGCATCGAATGGTTATCAGGACTTACATGGTCAGTACCTCGTGGTTGATAAGGGTGAACGCTTGGGAACAAGCAAGACCGCATTCAGGAGTCGGTTCTATCGCAAGCTCGGGCCGTACAAAGAGATGCCCTACGAGGGTGCCGAGAACGAGATCAAGCAGTTGATCGGCGACATCACCCTGGAGATGAGTGCCGAGGATTACAACAAGCTCCCGGACCTGGTGGTCAACGACATCAACATTGAGATGCCCTCGGAACTCAGGACCATGTACGACCGCATGGAGAAGGAGTTTTTCATTCTTCTGGACAGCGGTAAAGAGGTCGAGATGTTCAACCAGGCCGCGCTCACGAACAAGTGCCTGCAGTTCGCCAATGGCGCCATGTACCCGGTGGCCGGGATGCCCCTGTGGGAGCCGATACACGACCTCAAGTTAGAGGCACTGGAGGAGATCATCGACGAGGCTCAGGGCCAACAGGTACTGTGCTCCTATGGGTACAGGAGCGATGCCGAGCGTATCATGAAGAAGTTTGCCCATCTGCGCCCGATCAACCTGACCGAGTGCAAGTCCGAGTCAGCACTCGTGAACGCCATGACCCGGTGGACCTCGGGGGACTGTCCCCTGATGCTGGCGCATCCTGCCTCGGCCGGACATGGTATCGACGGGCTTCAGAAGCGCGGACACACGATTGTGTGGTACGGGCTCAACTGGTCTCTGGACCTGTACGACCAGATGAACGCACGCATCCGGCGTCAGGGTCAAGGGGCTCCGGTGATCTGTCACCGCATCCTGATGCTCGACACGCTGGATCAGGCTCAGGCACTGGCGCTCAGTGAGAAGGCCAGCACACAGGCGGGACTGCGCAACGCGGTCAAGCAGTATCGACTTACACGGGGGATTTGAAGATGACTGACTACCACGGGGAGCCGACGCACCCGAAGGCCCGCAAGGAGCACCGCTGCATCTACTGTGGCGGACCGATCTTGACCGGCGAGCAGCATGTCCATCAGACCGGGTTCTACGAAGGTGCGCCGTATCGCAGCCGCTACCACAACGAGTGCTGGACCGACTGCGCCAATGAATGCTCTTACTACAACGAATGGGAGTTCACGCCGCACAGCGCAGACTATCCACCTCGGGTCAAAGCAATCGTCGATGCACGTCGTGCTGCCGCCACCCCCGATTACCAAGCCGGCCCCGAGGGTGGTGAGTACCTGTACCCGAAAGGATGAATATGAGCAGAAGCGGATACACCGACGATTGCGACGACCAATGGGCACTGATTAGGTGGCGTGGTGCCGTCAACAGCGCCATCAAGGGCAAGCGCGGGCAGCAGGCGCTGCGCGAAATTCTGGCTGCACTCGATGCGTTGCCAGAAAAGCGGCTTGCCTCTGAATCGCTGGTAACGGCCGAGGGCGAGTGCTGCACGCTCGGAGCATTAGGCAAAGCGCGCGGAATTGACCTAGAGCCAATCGACCCTGAGGACCGTGAATCTGTTGCGCGTGCATTCGGCATCAGCGAGGCGCTTGCCGCTGAAATTATGTACATCAACGACGAACACGTTAACCAATACGAGTGGATCGAGGTCGAAATATGCGGGCCGGTGCGCCGTCATTGGCCGGAATTTGGCGAGCATCGCAGAACCGTGCGAATGCCTAGCCAACACGTCGCGGAAAAGCGATGGGACTACATGCGCGCTTGGGTAGAACGGCACATCGCCACCCCTACAGCCCCTGCCACGCCTAAAGGGGGTGCGGCATGACTCTCAAAGAGCGCATTGACCAACTCGTTCAACAGCATGGAAGCCTTCGCGCAGTTGCCCGCGTCACCGAGATAGACGTTGGTTACCTGTCCCGCCTTCGGGCCGGTGACAAAGCGAACCCTGAGAAGGCAAAACTTCTCCGGCTCGGACTGCGGCGAGTGGTCAGTTACGAAGCAATAGCACCACGCACCACCCGCGCTGTGTCTCTGGCGGATGGCGGATGATCACCGGGGCCACGCCTCGACCAGCCGCCGATGCCGCGACTGACATTCTGCGTATTGCTCGATCAGTTGCGCGCCCCAGCGTAGCACCGTACCTGATTGCCCGTCGCGCAGTTCAGGGACTTGCGGGCACAGGGTCGCCAGGTTCGCCGGGATCTCCGTTGGCTCGGGCGATTGCACTGCGGAGGACGCGCAGGCCGTCATCAGGAAGGCACACATTGTCACGGTACACAGTCTGGGTAACGACACGATCGACCTCTTGGATGATGGGCACGAACTTCTCGCGGATCACAACCTTCTCGGCTTCGTGGACAGTCGCCGCCGTGTTGGCGTTCTGCCGGCGCATGCGCTCGGTGGCGCGTTGGTTGACCTGGGCGGCGAGAACCGCGCTGTCGTGGCGCCACGCTTGCACGTTCCATGCGCCAATGCCGGCCACGGCTGAGCCGATCAAGAATGCGGCGATGTGGGTGTAGATCATGCCTCGATCAAGTTCTTCGCAATGCGGTTGGCCCACCCCCTGCCGAACGTCGGCCAGGTGGACAGGGATGACATGATCTGCAGCCGGTAACCGTTGAACCGCATGCGAAACCGCAGGGGGTCGATGTTGTCCAGCAGCATCAGGGTCTTGGGTCCGATCGCACCATCGGCATCGGCACCGATGGCCCGCTGCATCGCCATGATGGCAGGCTTGACCCCGCTGTTCACGGCCATATCGAACAGGTCAAACCTCGCCGACTCTGGCACGTAGTTGCACCCGGCCGCGAGCCAGAAGTCGCGGTGATAGATGACCTTGGCTCGCGCCAGTGTCATGCCCCGGATGTCCTCGGCCGGGTAACTGCGCTTGGTGATGCCGAAGTTCGTCTCGCCACCGGGGTCGGATGGGTGGTTCACGTAGCCCCCCTCGTGGCCGATCAGGCGCTGGAATGCTTGCTCGAACGTCATCGAAGTCTCCCAAGATCAGAGTCGAGCGCACCCGGGCTCGTCGGTTCGGTATCAGGGCAGCCGAGATCGTCGGGGATCTCGGGGAAACTACTGTCCCACGACTCCTCGAACGGGTTACGCATATCCCACCACCAGTCGACGAGGGCATCGAACCATTTCACCTGTCATCCAGTGGCGCCGGAGCCGCGGGCTCTACGCCATACCTGCGTTCGAAGAATCGCTTGAGTACCCGCTCAGCCCACAGGAGCCCTGAGACTCCCGCGTGCCCTGCCATACCGGCCATCGCCGCCGTGATCAGTGGCTGCACGTTCATCGCCTCGCAGGCCCAGAAGGTCAAGATGCCCATGAATGCGCTGGTGAACAGTTCGCCGACGAGGATGCGCAGATCATATGCCGCCGACTCACCGCGCCTGACCGCGTTGTACCATCTGACGAACCCCCCGAGCATCGCAATCGCCAAGATCAGACCGTACTCGCGCAAACTGTAGGAGAGCGGGTTTCTCGGTGTCTGGTCCTGAGCCCACACTGGAGCAACGATACACAAGGCGAAGATCAAGGCGTACAGGTGGTTCATGCGATTGGTTCCTTTGGTGGGTCAGGTAGTCATGGTGCTGGCCACGATTCGGGACCAGCCGGTGGTGTAAAGGATGCATCATCAGGGTACACTTCCTCGCGTCTGACCCGAGCGCCGTAGTACCTGATGCGGGTGTCGCCCCTGCCGATGCCACCAAGTTGCATTGTCCCCAGACTAGCCAGCATTGTCGCATTATCTCGACCAGTCACGACGCGAACACCGTTCAGGTAGATGTCCATGACGCCGGTTGACCTGTTCACCAAGGCCAGATGGTTCTGCGTGCCGTATGCATGCCCAGCCGTCACTGTGACTGTGTCGTACCCGGACTGTATGATCAAGATGTCGGTGTCGTTGGGAACACCTCGGATACAGAAGTCGATCCCGTTCAGGTGAGTCGTGAACTGCGCGAACTTGATGACATCGCCGGGACTTTGCGGGGAGGGAGTGTCCAGTGTCGCCTTCCAGAATATCTCGTAAGTGAGCGGCGCAGCATCGGAAACTTGAGAGATGCCTACATCGGTGTACACAAGACTCTTGGCGGTGATGTTGGAGTCGAATAGACCTTCGCAGTACCCATCACTCAACGTCATATTGCTGAGTGTCCCGGACCCAATTGAGTAGTCACTGGTGTCCGCACTACTGGCGCCCGCGAACAAGGTTTGCAGGCGCGTCAATCCATCACCCGTTGTGGTTGGGCTGGAGAAGAAGGTTGGGCCTACGCTCGGCATATCAGGCCTTGAAATCCTTGTTCATCACGCATATCCACTTCGTCGTGGCCCCGTTGTAGTAGGCCGACATGAAATCAATGGCATTCGCGGACGCCGTGAGAGCGGGCTCCGTGCCCCCAGGGAACTGCCATGCGTCACCCCATGTGATCGTGTAGGGCGTGGCGCCCTGAGTGAACACGATGTTGATGACCTGCCCATCGACCATGTTGGTCGGGTTGCTCAAGGTGAAGTTACTGGTCGGGGTGAGCGTGAAGTTATTGGACAAGGAGGCATCGAGCGCAACCGTGGCGCCGGGTGTCAGCGCCGTGACAGTCGTGTCACCGAGTTGGAACTCGGCCACCATTACCACCAGTTGCGACAACGTGATCGAGGACACGTCGACACTGCCGGTGATGGGGTCGAACACCAGTAGCTTGTCCAGTCGAGCAATCGACGGTGGCAGGGTCGTGATGACGCTGGTGGGGTCACCAATGGGAATCTGTATTGCGCGAGTAGCACCTCCGGCACCGGGAGTCTTCTCCTGCATGATCATCGTGAGCTTGTCCAGGGCGGTCTCATGGGATTCAGCGGGGAACGGGTCCCCTGACACGTAGTCGGTCTCCTGAGTGACATCGGTATCGCGGTAGATGACCAATCGCGTCCCGGTGGCCGGAGCGGTGAGCATCGTGACACTGCCGCCTGCGGGGTCGCCGGCACCGGATACAGTGTAGTGAGTCGTGATGGTCTTGACCGTCTCGGCGCCCAGTGAGTCGATCGACACAACCACCAGATGTCCTTGGTTCAGGAACCGATAAGGGAATGCGAATATCGTCGTTACTCCGTTGCCGTTGTACGAGATGCGCGATGATGTGGTGCTGATGGTCATCGAATTTGCTCCCTGCGTGGCTGGGTCCACGGTTCAACTGTCTGTGTTGCTGACTGCTTGTGCGATGCTGGCACCGAGGGACACTGCCCATGCGTTCATCTGCATGGCCTGCTGTGTCTGCTGCCTCGGTGTCAACCTCGACGCCTGCTGAAGGATCAGGTCGAGTTTACCGCTCTGAGGGTTCGAGATGGCGTCGACGAACATCTGCTTCGCCGTGGTCACGCTCATCTTCTTGAACAGGTACTCAGCGAACCGGGCGCCAGCACCTGCGGCGATCAGGGATGGTGTAGCGGACCCCGCGGCCTTGGATGCTGTGGATGCCACATTTGATCCAAGCATCCGGGCAAAGAGGGTCGTGGCGGCGTCTGTGAGGTCCTGCTGCACCTCGACTGCTGTACCGACCCGCTGAGACCGCTGAATCGACTCCAGCGCCCCGAACACCTGCTTGATCTTCCCCACCTCGCGGGCAGACACGATGTCGGCATCTTGGAGGATCTGCATGGCACCCTTCTGCCCGGGTGGTGGATTGAATAGCAGTGCCTGCACCTGGTTCAGATCCAGCACACCACGGTTGCGCCCCGTCGAGGCGTTGATCGCGGCCGTATAAACCGCCGAGCGTAGACCGGCCACTGCCGATGCCGAGTCGATGACTGGCTTACCGTCGGCGCCCACGGTTCCACGCTTCACCATGGTGATCAGTTTCCCGAGGTCGCGCTCCATGTTGTCCGAGAGCAGTGCGGCCTGGGTCTGCTGGATACCGTCACCCTTGGCGATCTTCGAGAATACCTTGAGATCATCCATCAGGCGGTTCTGACCCTTGGCCAGCGCCTCCATGTCCTGTGCTGCCCGAGTGGTCTTGATCGCGTTGGACAGGTCCTCCTTGACTCCCGGGAACCGGTTCATGAGTTGCTGGTTATTGTTCATGAACTCGGACAGGCGCTTCGGGTTCAACTTGCCCGTCTCGGGGTCGATTGACTTGGCTGCAGCGAGTCGCAGAAACCGATCCTGTGCATCCATGACCACGTTGATCGCACCCTCGTCCTGTAAGCCACGAGTGAGCATGAATCGGGTGGCGTTTTCAATCTCACCGAGTTGCAGAGCACCTAACTCGTCACCGGAAGCAAGAGCCCTGCGAAGTGTCAATTCGGGAGCCATGCGGTCCCCATACTTGCCTACCGCTGACGACTTTCCGACGAACGAGCGGGTGAACGTGTTGTGAAACTCCTTCGTGAACCCGCGGGCCTTGTCATACAGGGCCTTGCCGGCAGGACTCACGGATGCGTCGAGGTCGTCGATAATAGCCTCAGCCAGATTGCTCATGGACCGGGCACCATTCTGGTCTCCCGCGATGGTCAGTTGTCGTGCCTCATTGAGCAGTTCGCTGCGCAGCTTGTACATCTCATCAACTGTGGTTCCGGGTTCCTTACCCGGGACATCACGGAACGAGAGCGTCGTGGGGTCGTATTCCAGTGCCCCGTCACCTGGTTTGCTGACCCGTTTGAGAAACGCTGCTACGGCACCGGGTACATGCTTCGAGCGGTACTCTGGTAGTACCCCGTCGAATTCCTCAGCGAACTGGCGCTGAAGGTTGTCGAACTGTGCAGGCTTCGGACCTTCGGCTTTCGTCCAGGCAGTCCACAACTCGGACTCAACCTTGCGGGCGTCTACGATGGCGGTGTCGAGGATGTCACGCACCGTCTTGCTCAGGACAGCACGGGTTTCCGGGGTGTCCTTGGTCACTTTACCGACAGCCTTCTCAGCCTCAGCCATCGCCCCGTCCACACGCCCCTGGATCAGGGTGCGATAGTAGATGTCCCGGGCTTGT